ATCATCAATAAGTTTTGTCCACGCACCTTTTAAATGTAATTCCCAATTACCTGGATCCATCTTTTCTCTCTGACGTGCTCTATTCATAACTACAAAATAGAAATCATCTGAAGCAGTTGTGTATCCTGTAAAAGTAAACTTTTCTGTTAATGGTGGTAACAATACATTTGCAAATTGTCTATATAGAGCTGCAGTTTCTCTGTTACCTGTAGTTGTTTTAGTCGTGTTTCCTAATGAACCACTTCCACCATAATGTGCATACCCAACTGCAAACTGTACTTCTCGTGTAGAATCTGTTTGAGCTTTATCATACACATTGTAATATGATGCAGATGTGTTTCCAGCCAAAGAAGAAGTATAGAATGCCGTAATGCTTCCTGCACCACCACTAAAAAGACCACTTGATACTTTTACTGGACTATTGGTTATGATATCTACATCTGATTCTAAATTTTTATATGAATTTGCCATCCTTTATCCCTTTACTATTCCGTTTTTAGTGTTGTAACTGTTATAGCGTTAATGGCTCCGGTTTGTTCACCAGTAACCGTAAGTCTAGCACTTTTAGTAGTTGTTAATTTTTTAGGTCTTAGAGCAACTTCAGTTCCCCTAACTACAGCACTTGCTTGGCTGTCTTGTTTTGCTTGAATGTTTGTTGTAAGTAATGTATTACCATTGAAACGTGGTGCTACATATGCAACATCTGTATCATTTAATTCAAAAGTAAAAGATGTATCTATAGAACCACCAGCAGTCACAATCGTATCAGTACCAAAATTCATATCGGTATCTCCAATACCAAGATCGATAGTAGGCATTGCAGTTGTAGTTTTTTCCAATGTAACGAGTTTATATTTCATTACTTGATTTTGATCTGTAAATGCTTCTAATATTGGCATGTTTTCAATAACAGCACCATAGTAATTAGAACCATTTGGATGAGCAGTATCCCATAGATTATAATCTATTTCGTCATCTGCTAATGCAAATTTTGTTATTTTAAATGAATCATCACCTGCAGCTAATAATTCTCTACCTTTTTTCGTCAAGATAGCATCTACTGTGATACTCGTATTGTCTAAAAATCCCATATTTTATCTCCTATTGATAGATGAGGAACGATAAATTTCCTCATACATAAATATATGTTTTGTTAATTTTTATTCCTGGTTTTTTTACTAACCACTATTCTAAATCTTCACCTTTTATAAATCCAGTATCTCGTGGTCTTAATTTATCATCTTGTACTAAACGTGATTCACCAGGATCATTTGTAATAAGTCTGGTTGGACTTGTAAGTGTTACTGACACTGCAGGATAATTAGGATCATCCAAATCATCTCCAAGTTTTGTACCTGCATAATAACTTCTAAATAATGTAGAATCATAAGCCAAAGTCTGATAACTTGAATCTTGTAGTGACCAACTATAATGTGAACCACTCAATGCACCAATATGAAATGCATCTGTACCATTACTTGGATGTGCTTTAGCATCAGCTGATGAACTAAAATAATATTCATATACTTTATTATGTTCTGACATACGAGAAGCTGTGATTATTGGTTGAAGTGCCTCTTGAAATGTCAGAGCTATATCACCACTTGTAATTGATGCAGTTGAATATGAATTTCCCCATTCATTAGTTAATCGTTTATCTATTGAATATACAGAAGGCATAGCAACTTTTCCAACTGAACCAGATTCAGGTAACCACCTATTCACACGTGTTTCCGATTCATAATATGTATATTCTGCACCTGCTGTGATTACAGTTTTTTCTACAGAAGATGTGTGATATGGAGCAATTCCTCTTTCAAATTCTCCAGCATTTTCATAATATAAACTTTCATATTCAGGTATATCACCAATAACCTCTTTATTACGATTTAATATGTTTGGTTCAACTAATACACCAAGTGTAGATTTTGCTCTAGCGGGTAATAAAGATTCAATTTGTTTAAAAATACCTGAATCGTAGTATTGTAATATTCTTAGATAATCAAAAAAGTTATTTTTCTCAGGATATTTTTTCCAATATTGTTGTCTAGCATTATCTAACTCTCGATATGTACTTTTGAATTGGTCTCGTGGATCACCTATATAATTATCATAACTTACATCTGCTAAACTATAAATAATATCTTTATCAATAACATCTGTTGGTGAAAAATAAACACCAAGTTTATTACTATCAACAGGTGCAAAATCAAAAGAAGATTTTTGTAAAGTAACATCTGGTGCTAAAGAACCAGTTAAATACCCATCTTCAATTCGTATTTTATTTGAATTTCTTCTTGAAGCACCGATATTAGGAATTTGCATTTCTTCCACTTCATTTATACTTCTATATTGATTAGAAGTAAATGTTGTTTGTGAACCACTTCGTGCAGAATAACTTGTGTTATCAACACTACTACTTACGTACTCACTTGTCAAATCTATATTCTCATCAAAAGTAAGTCTAAAGACTAAATTATCTGCATGAGATGAAGTTGTATTTCCGTTATAAGCCTTTGGTGTTTTTACATGATTATCAAAAGAACTTGAAGTTAAAGCTTCAGTCCATAATCTATATTCCATCATAGAACCACTAAAGTTATTCCCATCAAATGCACTTCCACTACCACCAATATAAAGTTCATTACTACCAGTAAATGCGGCGTTTAAATCTATAGAACCTGTAGAAAAACTTGAACTTGTTTGATAATTTATTTTAAATCTTGTTGCATCATATTGTTTAGCAGTTAATTCATAAGTTATATCTTGAGTAATATTATCTGTTGTTAACTCAACTCCACTTTGACTTCTTCGTGTCAACATTACACTCCACATCTCATCATTATAGAATTGTTGTGTTGATGATGTGATAAAAAAGTTACCATTCGAACCAGTTATTTGAAATTTTAATTTTCCCTTATTAGTTACACCACCATCAAGAAGTGAAATTGCCCAATCATTACCTTTTTGTATTATAGTTTGATTTTGTCTCTTTGGTGTTCTAAATCTAAATTCTACTGTTTCAGGTACTTGTCCACTTATTGTATCTGATGTCCATAAATGGTGAAGATATTGATTACTTCTAAAATCTAATGCATATGTAAAGTTTCTATCTAATTCAGTACTAATTCTACCATTGTAATCTGGCCCACCATATTCTCTAACTCTTAATATTGAACTTGGAATACCATAACAATTTAGTAATCCCTTTAGTGCTCTTGTTGTACCTTTAGTTCTTTGAAAGAAAGGTAAGTTAGCAAGTATTCGTTTCCATATTTCTTCTGTTACTTCTTCTTGTGCCTTTTCATAAGTTTGTGAACCATCATCTATATCTTTACCTAACAAATATTCTGAAAGATTTAATAAATCATTTCCATTAACAACTTCTAATCCAGATGCCTTTGCCACTTGTTTAACTATATCTTTAGAAATACCCTCAGAGAATTTATTTCTCCTATCATTTATATCAGTAAAATGTTTTACATAAATCCAACTCTCATCAAATTGTTGTCCAATCATATCAACAAACTCTGTAAAGTTTTTACTCTCGTCATCAAATTTAACGTGACCTGGTAGATTATTCACTAATCTATTATCATTCATAGTATCATAAAGAGAAGCACTTTCTATCATAGTATCATACCAAGTCGTTGCAACTGATGATGTACTTGGTGCTAAAGTATATGGAGTTGAACTATTTTCTTTTGGCCAACAAGTATCATGAAATTCTCCTGCTGAACTTGAGACATAAGATGAGGATTCATTATATAAAAAAGTTTCATATGGATCAAAACTATTTTTTACCTCATTAACTTTATTATCATAATAATTTGTTGAATCGGTAGAACTCGATATTGGAGCAAACTTACTACTACTAATTTGATATTTTTCAATTAATTCAAATTTATATTTAAAGTTTTTTAAACGAGCTTCAGCTGAACCAAAATTTATAAAATTACCAAATCCATTATCATTGTACTCATCAATTGAAGTTAATCTTTTTTGATAATCAACATTTATTTTAGTATTCAATAAACTACCAGAAACTAACTTATCCTCAATTTCTTGAATTACAGTAGAATTACTACCAACCAAATCATTATATGATTTAAATGTAGTTCCTCTAAATTCTACAGGATTATCTCTACCATCAAAATTTGGTACTGATAAAAATACAGAATTATTTAATTCTATATCTTCTTCAAATGGTATAATCCTAATTTCTTCTTCCATTGGTTTTAAAATCTCAGATACGAAATGAACTAAACTATTAGGTTGGACTTCTTCCGATAGTGCAGAATAAAGTTTTACACCTATTTTCGTAGAATCCTCAAAGGTATTGGTAACTAAATACGCTTCTTGATTAACAATTATATAAGTATTTAAATCATCTATATCATTAACTGAATATTCTACAAAACCACCATTTTTTCTTGCTTCTTTTTTCCAATCATTTGTAACAATACCAGATTGTTTTGTTGCTTGAGTAGTAAAACTATCAGCAACTTGAACTCTTTCTGAGTTTATAAATTTAACTATTTTAGAAACAAATGGTTTGTGTTTTGTAACGGTGTTCTCACCTGCTACTAATGGTTGCTGTACCCATCTAAATTTTGTTTGTACTTGAGGACTCTCAAAGTCATCACCTTGACTACCATCTGAAACCATTGTCCATTTATAAGTTCTACCATCCGTATGTAAATATGGAGAAGGTGGTTGTCCTTCTTCTTCTGGATCATTATTTTGAGTATCAAACTCTCTATCAGGATCAAAAGTATCAGATACATCTTCAGGATTTGGCATCTTTGGTTCTGCAACTAAATAAACTTCGGGTATGGAAATAGTACCACCAACCATACTTGGAGTAAATCCTTCATCAGATGGATCTCGGTGTAACTTAACTATATTAGAATCTTCACTTGTAGGATCTAATATTTCTAAACCTGTATTGGTGGTTTCGATAGGACGATATTGAATAGGGGCACCAACTCCATATAACTTAGAAATGTAATCACTATCATCAATTTGTTGTGGGAAAATTTCTAATTCGGTTTTTGTACGAGAAATCTTTGATATAAAATATTTATCAAAAGTTGGTGAAACTGGAACTTGATTACCATTTGCAGTATCATAATAATATTCTTGTCTACCAGCTTTATTAATTGATTTTATCTCTCTGTTAGTTGGTTTACCTTTATCTAAATAAATTATTTCATTACTACCCGCTATTGGTCTATAAAAATAATATCTAACCCGATATGTTCCATTAGTAAATGCATTTTTACGTAAATGTTGACCGATATCAATATCAATATTATCATTGTGAATATAAAAATTTTCTGCAGGAACATCAAAAGTTCCCAATGGAAATGTAGAATCAACATCTTCATAACTATACACATAAACAGTTGCATAATCACCTACTTGACCAAAAGTTGTTTCACTCTTATCAATAGTAAATAATAATGCTTGATCTATTTCGGTTAATCCATTTCTAACTGGCATTTTTAATCATTTCCAAGAAGAGCATCATATGCTCTAATTTTTTCTTTAAGAAGTTTTTCTAATGCAACTATATCATCTTCAGTAGGTGGTGGGTCTGTAGCTTTGAATTCTGTAAATTTTCTTTTTTCTTTTAATACAGAAGGTATTAAATGTTTTTCAATACTGTTATTATAACTTTCTATTCTTACTTGTTGAAAATATTCTGCTGTAGAATTATTTTCTTCATCTGAATAGCTAAGTAAAACTCCATTATCATCTCGCAATAAATTATTAGAATTTACATCATTTTTATTTAAATGTGCATTTTCAAATGCTCTTTGAAGTTCTTTTTCTCTTTCTCTATTATCGGCATCTAATAAAGTTTGATATCCTGGTGACAATAAAGAAGCACTCAAATAGTTAGTAGCCATTATTTTCTCACTACTTTGAATTCATATCCATCATCATAAATCATTGAAGTTTCATCCGTACCACTTCCACTCACAACCTTTATTTGAAATCTATAAAAACGTTCTGGTTGAAATCCATTCATCCAAAAATTAAAATAGTTTCCATTTGAATCACAACTAACAATTGAGCCAGTACTAAATGGAATTAATACCTCTTCTGTTCTTGCATCTTTTACGGAATAATATGTTCCTTGATTCATTCGACCACTACCACTTGGTAGCCATTTAGTAGTAAGAGCTGCTGGTGTAGAGGCAAAAGTTCTTTCTGGATATAATTCACGTCCAACTATTCTAAACTTTACCTTAGAATCCTCTCTATACTCTGGTCTTAAATTCTTAAAATATACTGTTAAATTTTCCATTTCGGATGCGGAAACAGCACCTAAACTACCTGTACTGAAACTCGAATCGTCCCATTCCACTTCTAACTTTGGTGAATAAATTGTATTGGTTTCTCTTGAAAAGAATTTTAAATTACCATAATGTGTAGTATTACCTTCAGCTGAACCACTTGATAATGTAGGATCATATATTGTAACTGCACTTTGAGTCGTATGTAAATTTTCTCTCTTAATTATAAATCCATTATTAGAGTAAGCTGAACTTGAGTAGATATGATTCTTAACCAAATCAGTAATATTCATTCTTATATCTTGAGTTTCATAACTTAAAGTATATGAAGCACTTACTTCATATTCTGATGATGTACCACCTATACTACCTGTCCACCAAGTTCCACCTTGTGTATCACTACCACTTACCCATTGTGATTTTGTAGTATCATTATCACGATACTTCCAACTAGCACCATCACTCAGTGCAGGATCCCTACTGTAATATCCCGTTCCACCATCCCAACTTTGACTCACCATATATGCATATAACTCTTGTTCTACTGCCAATTCAGATGATTGTGCGTCATAAAGATTTAAATAATATTTTGCAGTACTTGGTATAGTACCTTCTTGTATAGATTTAGAAATAAAACTATAGTCAAACTTCATTAAAATTCTCGATACGTCAATTTGAGTACCACTATCGTTCATATCTTTTCTAACTTCTAAAATTTCATCAATGCCAGTATTGGTTGAGGAACTTGGTGTTGCCTCATAAAGTGTTGTATCTGTAAGGGGGAATTCGAAATAAAACATTAAATATCTCCTACTACTCTACCCTGAATATCTGTATTTGGATATTTAATTTCAAATATACTTGGGTCAAGTGATGGATAAATAATTCCATCTTGTGTTGCTGATTTTATGTCATAAACATAACCAGAATATCCTTCAGAATATCTCCATTTATTTTCTACGAGTACTAAAGACTTTTCAGGATTATCTCCTTTGGGTGGAACAACACTTGCTACTCCATCTACTAAAGAAATCTTATAGGCAATATCACTTAAAATAATTGGTTGATTAAATTGCCACTTTTCAATTTCAAAATGTTTCTTTACTTCTTCAACACATTTAAATAATACCTCTTGTTTATTAAAACCACGTTGAGTAATAATTGCAAATTTAACTCCAATATTAATCATATATCCATCACGAATATTTATAGCATCTGTCATCAATCTATATTGTGATAAATAAGTTTTTATATTTTCTTTTACAGATTTATTTAATCTAACTAAATTTTTACTTCTATCATATCCTAACATATACAAATTCATTGCTAAAGGATTTGGAACTTTATTAACAATAGTTGATGCTACACCATTTTCTGAAATTGTTTGTTCCTTAGACAATGCCTCATCTTGTACTATATATGCTTTAGCAACATTACCAAATTTTTGTGGTAATGAATAAACTCTTGTGATATAATCTTCTTTTGTAACTGCTCTATTTTGAGTATTAAAATATGCTAATGCGTTTTCTTTAATTTCTTGATCAGTTTCACCACCTGAACCGCCACTTGCAGGTTCTTTATTAGTTACAATCAAACTCTGTTTTGTATTTACTACTTCTGTATCAGTTAAGTTGGTTTCATCTAATGTCCATGAAATTTCTCTTTTATTTATAATTTCATTACTAAGTACATTATCTTCAGTAGAACCACCATATGTATAATTTACTGTCAAAACTGTATTACTTGGTGCTAAACCAAATGTTCTTGTCTTTAAAAAGTTACTTGGATCATAAGAAGTATCAAGTTTATTTAATCCTGTTGCTAAGGAAGAACCAACGTTATCTGGATTTGGAATTATTTCCTCGTCAGGATTATCTGATACTCCTGCTCCAAATCTTAATTCTGTTTTTCCATCACTACGAACATATTTTGTAAATCTTCGAGAACTTTTTATTAATTTTAATAGATAAGGTGTATCGGTTGAAGTACTAGCTAACTCTGGATCATTATCAGAGGTATTAGGTACAGATTCAAAAACAGTATCTTGAGCCAAGAATGGAACTTCATACCATTTATTATTATCACTATCTGTTACTGAATAAACATCTACAACATTTGTATTACCCAATACAAGACTATTAAATTTTTCTGCTGCACCAAATGTAATTTCTTCTACTGTCTTTTTACCTGATTCCACTATACCCTTTTTGGTAAGTGTATAGTAAGTTGGAATGTTATCACTAAAATCAGATATTTCTACATTCATTACATCAAGTGAAGATGATGCTGCAAAATTAATATCATCCATTAATCTAAATTCAGTACCATTGGGTGAACTAACAATACTATTTGCATTTAAAATTGGTGCATAATTTAAATTGGGTCTATAACTAATATCATCATCTGTAGTTGCTGGAACTTTTACGGAAAAATCACACACTGCAGTTGCTGGATGAGAAAGTTTTGGTACATATCCATATGATTGAGCAATTTTAAAAATATTTTTCTTTTCTTCTGCCGCATGTAATAGAGATTCTCTAAATTGATTGTCTACATAATAATTTAAAACATCACCTACATACGCTGCCATTTCAATGAACATCATACCAGGAGAAGCTTCATTAAAATCATTATATGTGTTTGGAAAATATGATTTAGCAAACTCAATAAGATTCTGTCTTAAAGAAGTAAAATCTCTACCGAGATATTGTATTTCTTTTGAAATTGATTTTTTATTTGTTCCGTAATCTGGCATTTTATATTCCTACATTAAAATTAAATGATATAGTTTCTAATGCATTCTCATCATCTGAATCTATAGTATATTCTATTTGTACTAATATCTTATTAGTATCTTGCTCATCATAAGACACATATACGTTCTGAACAGTTACATAAGGTAACCAAGTTGCAATGGCATCTCTAACTGACATTTCGATTGAATCTGCTGTTGATTCGGTAATTGGTTCAAATATAATTGTATTTACATCACATCCAAAAGTAGGTTGTCCTAACCTCTCACCTTTACCAGTCAAAATTAAATTCTTTATATTTGAAAATGCCTGTTCTCTAATAGTTTTTGATTGTTGAAAATCTCCCGTACGGCCTCTTTTAAATGGAAGTGTTACTCCTACAAATACATCATCATTTTCATTTATTTCTCTTACGGTAGCCATTTACTATTTACCTTTGTTAATTACTTTCATTAAATCAGAATAATCTCTTGTCATAGCATTTACAACATTTTCTGGTACTTGTTCTACTGATAACCCAGCTTCCTTAATAGTTTTAACTGCTCCCATTTCTCGAGCGACTTCACCTTTGTCCGCCGGATTCATCATTTCACCATAACCTAAAGCCTCAGCCATTTTTGAACTATCAAAAACTCCCCCACCTAAATCGGGATACTCATCAAATTCACCATTACTTCTCTGACCTTCAATACCACCAACTGTTTCATTTAAAATTTTATTTAATGCTGAATTTGATGTATACTGTTTCACTTCCTTACGGACAGGTTTAACTGTTTTTCTCTTTATAGGTTTGGATTTTTTTGCAGAAACCTTAGAAAGGCTTTGTTCCTTAATAAGTATCTGATTAACTTGTTTTTTAACTTCTCGTCTAACTACATTCTCAATAATTTTTACGAGTTGTTCTTTCTTCATAGTAACTCCTATATTGTTTTAATTTTTTGACTCAAATATGGGTCTGTTTGTTGTGTTTGTTTATGTTCAATATTTAACGCCTTTAACTCCCCAGCCTCTTTAGTTAATTGAAGAGCTTCAGGAGTTGGTGTTCCACCAGCCGCAGCTGTTTTAGTTGCTGCCTCTGTTAATTTTTCTTGTATTGATGCTTCGTTTTTAGCAATTTCAGCATCTAAAAGTATATCTATAATCTTTTTTAATTCATTTCCCATCACTACTGGTTCTGATGCATCTTCACTACCAAACTTGACTTCACCTGCATCTGGTATTTCAAAAACAGTATCTCCCATTGCACCAATAGTAATATTACCACTACTTAATATTCCTATATTACCATTATTTTTTGAATTTATTATAATTTGATTACTGTTAATAAATATTTCCGATTCAGGAAATGATGTCTCAAAACTTCCAGCTTTTGGTATAAATGCTGAACTAAGTAAATCTGATGATGGTTGATTTTCAGATAGTTTTATTGTAGATGCATCGGATACGACACTCTCTAATATCGAATTTCTTCCAGTAGTAATATGAATTTTAGATGACAATTTAGTATTATCATCTCTTTGATAACTACCAAGTCTGATTGAATTACCAAATCTACCCTCTATAATAGTATCACCCTCATCTGGAAGTAATCTTGAAAGATTATTATTTTTAAAATAAAATCCACTATTTCTATCTGAATCTAATTTATTAGGTGTGTTTATATTATTTGATGATAAAGTATTTTTTATATTACCTATACTACTATTAAACCCATCATTAAAAGAAGCAAATCCTTCTCTATTAAAAGTGGTCAAATAATATCTTGAATCACTATCATCATCTTCTCCGTAATTAATTCCCACTACCAATTCTCCTACAACTGGTAAAGTATTAATATGAGGATTCAATGGTTTAAATTTTTTACAGTTATCTATTCTCATACCTTGTTCAGAATAAATATATCTTGCTATAACTCCACCCACATACGACAAGTCAGGTTTATTATTAATACGAGGAAAATTTTCATGTTCAATATCAGTAAAAACATGCAAAACTTCTGCCAACTCTGTCTCATAAAATTTAGATTCACTATTAATTTCTTTTAGTAAAGTTAGTGCAGAATTATAAGTTAATAGTTCATTATTATCACGCCTATTATCATCATCTTTGATATCTGTCCAAGCCATTTAGTTTTCTTTCGGTGTTGTAATATTATCCGTTATATCCTGTGTTCCCTTTGCTACAACCTCTATATCTTTTAATAACTGTTCTTTTTCTTTATCAGATAATCCAAACTCTTCTGTAGAATCACCCTTACTATTTGCAGTTGCAATTCTCTGAACGACTGTAGCCAACTTAACAAGTTGTTCATCATTCTTTACATTGATTTCTAAATACTCTTTCAACATTGGAATGATTTGCACAGCGGTATCACCATCTTTGATGAAACCAACTACTTCTTTCATCAAGACTTCTAATTGTTTTTTATTAGTTTTGGAATTATCATAGATGTCTTTGAATACATCTGATAGGGTTTTTCCTTCGAATACTTCAAAATCTATTGCCATAAGATTACCTAAATTATTACATTAATAAATATAGGCAACCCAAAAAATAGTCGTATATAAATATATATTGAAATCGTTTAAGAAATATATACAATAGTTATTATTGTCGGAAAAGTAACCGACATATGACAATAACTAACGGGAGAAAGACCAATGAAGGAAGTCATAACACTCGTCAAAGGCTGGGTAGACGACATAGCTCATTTACTTATGTCCTTTGTAGCCATTGGTGCTGTTTCTGAAGTAATCTTTGGAAGTGGAATCTTTGGTGTAAATGTTATCGGTAACCTGACATCTATCATAAACAAGTTCGGCGATTCTGGGTTCGCAGGACTCGTCGCATTGTTGGTGTTAGTGGGTTTATTCCGTAAGTAGTACTAATCGGAAAAATAATTAGGGGAACGAAAGTTCCCCTTTTTATTGCTTATAAAAAACTACCAGTGAATTTGGTATCTACTGAACCACTATATTCGAAATTCTTTTTTAACATAACGTGATGTTTCTTCATAACATTAATCACACGAGTAATATGTTGTGTATTACTACCTGTCATCTCACGAATTAAAATATACAAAGCCTTTTTATTGAAGTTATCAATTCTATCTTTCATATCAATCAACTCTATAACAGCATTTGCAACATCTAAATCTTTTTTACGTTTAAAAACAGTTGTTAAATTATTCTTCCAATAGTCAGCCAGAATCGTAATATATTCCATATTCATTTCTTTTTGATCTCTGGACTTCATTTCAGTCATAGGATTTCTTTTATAATCCGTAACAGAATAATCATCATGTTGTTTCATTCGTTTGTAGTTATTATTGTTATGTAGAATTAAATAATTCTTAGCAACAATACTGAAGTATGAGAAGGCCTTACCCTTACCCTCAGTAAACTTATGCATGTTCATATAAAGGAAGCTAACCACCTCATGTTTCACATCCTCACTCGGTACATCAAAGTAATAAAACTTAAATGTATGAATGATATTTTCAGCAAGTTTTTCAAATGCAAATCTAATATGTTCATTGTAGATTCTCTCCCTCATGTGTGGACGAGTTTCTTTATTATGACGAATAATCGCATTTTCTGTTAACTGAGTAAAATATTGTTTCTTTTTAGCTTTACGTGGCATTATATATCCTGTTCTGTTATTTTATTTAAATCATTAACTGCTTCTTGTATTGCCTTAAATACAGTTCCAATCTCATCATCTGCAGCAAACTTACCTTCTGAATCTAATTCGTCAAGTATGTTCTTGGTTTGTATTATTCTCGCGGAATAATTCTCAATCCAATCTTCCAATCTCTCTACTTTTCTAAATTGATTATAAGTTGTATATCCAAGTGTTAATGTTAATATTATTGCTATTCCAAATAATATATCTAAAACCATTTTGTACTCCTTTGTTCTTGTTCTAATCGACTCATACATATTTCATATACTTCCGAATCTATTTCAGAGCCTAAAAAATTTCTTTCTGTTTCTAAACATGCTATTGCTGTTGTTCCAATTCCAATAAAAGGATCAAAAACCGTATCACCTTTTTCTGTATAATTTTCTATACAACGAACTACCATATCTTTAGAAAAATTATAACTGTATCCTTTATATGATTGATGTGGATGAAACCAAATATCGTATTTAAATTGTTTAGTATTTTTTGATTTAAAATTCTTTTTACCATAACACAAAACAAATGCGTAATTATAACGATACATATTTATTTCTCTTGACTTCTCCCAAATCTTTTCGTTCAATAAATCATAACCTAAATCTTTCATTATTGAAGTTACATATTCATGTTTTGGAATAGTTCTTCTATTGTATCTACGATTACTAATTACAATCGTTACTACATTTTTATTTGGATTTAATTTAGAATAAACATCTTTCATCCACCCAAAATATTTTTCATCATCCTGTATAGGTGTCATTCCTAATTCATCATAATCAGGTGGTGAGAAAAAACAATAATCATAATTTATTTCTCTATTAGAAACTGTATTTAAACAATCTTCATTAAAGATTTTATTTTTCACCAAATAACTCATCAAATAAATCTTTAGCATTATCACCAGATAGTTTAGTTTCTACTTCTGTTTTTACCGCCTGTTTAATATTACTAACTGATTTACTTACTTTTTCTTTACTTTTTGTCTCACCATATTTCCATTCAGTATATTCGGCTCTTGTTGCCATATGGTCTGCCCAATGTATTAAATAAGGTAGACTTGAATGAAAACTATTTTCTGGTTTAAATGTTTTTAAATACTGAACATTTGCCTCATCATACATACCATCAGATACTTTAATAGATAAGAATTCTAATTGTGAAATCTTTACATCAAAATGTTGTAGTAACCATATTGCCCTATCAGTAACACTCATATATTGCATTTCAGGGTTTTGTGTAAACCATTCATTGAGTTTCTTTCTTCTCCAATCATCTTCTTGTGGTAAATAATATTCATTCTCTAAATCACCAACTTTACCTAAGTCGTGATGTAATGCACAAAATACTAATTCTTCTTCTGTAAAATCAATAACTGCTCCGATTGATTCATACACTTTCATTAATTTTTTTGCCGTATCTACAATATGTAATACGTGTTCTACATAACCACCAGCAAAACAATAATGATAATTTGGTTTACCACTCGCGGGTGCTACTATAATTCTATCTTCAAAAAACTTGTACATCTTTAAAAGATTTTCTTTTCGTTCACCCTCAAATGTATTTTCAACTATATCAACTAACTTTTGGTAGTTATCTAATAGTTGTTGTTCAGTTAAATTTTTCATAACCTATTTAATTTCTCCTTTGGTAATTCCATCCTATGCTGATAACTTCCTATTGTTTGTACAATACGATACTTACCTTCATCTGTAATTTCTTCAACTACATATGCTGGGTCACCTTGTTCAATAATACCACTCATTCTTGGTAATACAAAATCACCAACTTTTATTTCCTTATTTGACATTTTTAGCCTTTCCTGAATACTAATATGGGTTCAAATTTAAAATAATTTCCGTTAACTTCAACAGAATTTTTTCCTTGTTTTGGATTTAATCCAATCATTTTGGTCATTAACATTTTTAGTTTACCTTCATATGTACAACCTAAATCTTCTAATATATCAATACTATCTTGTTCCAATGGAATAAATTTATCACTACCAACTTTGATATCGGCTATGTTCCAACAAATATATCGGTCATCTTTCAACATCTTATACGCCGTAGTTAAGGTAGGTTTAAGAAAGTTATCACGCCAATCTTCGTACGCCGAAAATTTCTTAAACGATTGGTTCTCGTCTTGAGAGTATTGTTCACGATTAAAGTAAGGTGGTGAAGTAAAGACGAAATCGACTTGACCTTCGTGTTTACGAAATTCGGAATTGTTATATATCTCTTCACTACCATTCGTAAATACGCTATACGTGTTCTTTTTTCTATCTCCCCAAAATGGATTATCTTGGATACAATGAGTATTATAGAACTCAGCTACATTCTCATATCTTCCAACATTATCAGGATTGGGGTCAGTACCTATATAGTGTAATGTTCTATTAGTACACATGGCTCCTAATATTCTTCCACCCCATCCACTTGATGGATCATATACTGTAATATCTTCATCCTTTATATGTTCTGTAAAGTATTCATATAAAAATCTTGCAGTTAATGCTGGAAAGTTAACCGCCGGCTGTCCCAAACCCAATCTAAAGATTTGTAATGCCGTTGGAAAGATTCTTTGATTACGATTGTATTGTCTACAATGATAATGATAATATCTCGTTTGACCATTCTTTAATGTAATGGTATCATCTAACTCCACACCATCTAATGTTCTAATATTATCTTTAGTTAAAACATTTTTATCTAATAATTCTTGTACTTCTGTACCAGTAAAACTTAACCAAGTTCCTTTTTCACTTACTTGATGTTTATTTTTTTGTTGTATAATGGTTAAACCGAAATCTTTATCGTTATTGATTTCTTTAATGTAATTCTCCACATCACCAATATCTTCTCGTTTCAATGTCTTACCAAAACTATACATTGAATCTTTATATAACCCACGTTTCATTGCTTTAGAAAACTTATCTCTATAATCATCCTCACTAAACATATCATATATGGAATGAGCATTAT